GGGTTGGGGTTGTTGATGGCATGGGTAACGGTCTGCTGGTTGGCTTCGGCGAACTGGTCCGCCTCTTGGTAAATGTATTGGAGAGCCGATTTTACGCAGTCCGCACACCACCAATTTGTGTTCGGTCTGCCGTGGGCGACGAGGATGGTCTGCAAATCGTGGACCGCTTCGGGGGAGAGCCGCATGAACAAGGCGGCCTGATATTGCTCCCAATAGTGGCGATGCTTGGTTGCAAGAATGAACTCGTCTTGGGTCATCGGTTGGTCAGTTGCAGGATGACAACGGTTAACCCCGCAGAGGCGAGGCCGTACACGGGGGCAAGAACCCAACCGCAGGTGGGCAGGGTCAGGGCCACCGCAACCCAAAAGGTCAGGCAGGTGACGCAGGAGAACGGCTTGTTCCTTCCGAAATAGGTGTGGTAGAACCAACGGGGAAGGACACGGTACTCGGCGATTGCGAGGGCGGTGAGCGAACTAATCAGCAGGGGAAATATCAGCGTGTCCATGGTTTTGGATTGCGGCCTTGATTTTGGCCTTGGCTTGGTCGATTGAGTAAATGATGGAGCGATACGGAATACCTGTGTCACGGGACAACTTCTTCATGTTGCCCGTCCGCAGGTGCAGGCGGAGCAGTTCCTTGTCATACGGGAACGCCCCGTCCTTGGCCCATGTGTCCATTTCCGCCTCGGCAATGGCCCAAAGGTCATCCATGAGGGAATCGTACTCGGACTGGGGAATAGGGGAATCGGGGTTCAGTTCTTCCAGCAGGTCGTGGTGACGGTACTTTTGAGCAAATTGGTTGTTCTTGCCTCGGTACAGGTTCAGCAGCAATCGCACCACATAGAACTTGAAGTAGCCCTGCGACTGGATTTGCAGGATTTTGGCGGGGTCCTTTTCCAGCAGGATGAGGACGCACTCCTGCTCCAGGTCCCTCCAAAGCGGGTCGCCGCCTGTGATGGTGAGGCAGGCTTTTCGGATTTCGCCCGTGCGGTAGAGTTCCAGTATCGTTTGTTCTGCTGACTGCATGCACAAAGATTGCAAAAAAAAGAGGGATGCAGTTAAGCACCCCCCCAAGGTAGGCAGGCGGTTTGGCCCTATTCTCCGCTCGGAAGTTGCAGGGTATCAGTTATGTACGCCCCTTCAGCGGTCTGCAAATACTCTTGGGCATTGTTGAAAACTTGCCTCCGTAGGTACCGCAGTTGCGGCTTGGCCTTGCAGTCGTTGTGAAAGGATTCAAGGTTTATGATTATCGTACTATAGTGGCGGTTCAGTTCCTTGCCGATGGCCATGAAGGTGAACAGGTATTCGTTGTAGGCGATGTCGGCCACGATGTTGCGAGCGATAACGCAGGGCCGTTCCCTTGACGGGGACCGCACCTGGTCGGGCGTTATGCCGAAGATGGCTGCCGTGGTATCAACGAGGTGGTGGATGAGGGCTGGGGTCATTTGCTGGGGGGTGGGGGAAAAAAGGTTGGGTATTGCCGTTTTTTCCATGCTTCAAAGTCCTGAAAAAAGATGTTGTAAATTTTGAGTTTGTCGGTCAAATAATTTACATACGCAGCAAGTTCTTTTTCTTTTGTGGTGGTCATGGCTTAAACTATTTCGGGGATGGGCATCCAGTAGTTGACTTCGTGAGTGAACCAGGTGTGGTTCTCACTACACCACACATCTTGGCCGTACGGAATCCAAGCAACGATTTGCATTCCTTCCTTGTCAGTAATCAGCACAGGTTCGCCCTCCTTGGGCATTTGGTCTTGGGGTCTTATCCAGGGCATGGGTTAGGCGTTTTTGGCTTGAAGGATTCTTTCGAGCAGGGTCCAGTTGACGGACCAAGCCTTGATGGTTTCGCTTTTGTCGGGGCGGTTGCAGTTGACGCATTCCTTGCGGATGTGAATCTGCCAGCGTCGGAAATCGGTTGGTGTGGTTTTCATGGGGTTTGGGGTTTATATGGGACAATTTGCGAGGTTTTGGGTATTTTATGTCAGGTTATAGGCTGACGCTGGGGGAGGTTTGGTAAGACCAGAGGCTGACGGTTATCGATTGCGTATTAAACGTGGGTTCGTGTTTCCGAATCCCAAATCTCGGTCCAATTGAAATCCTTCCAGTTATCCTTCCATAAAAGTTTAAACTTTTCTTTGATTTTTGATTCAAAACTTCTTGCCTCTTCCAAGGTGTCAAAGTCCTCCTGAAAATCATTCATCCCTCCTTCAGGATAATAGGCATCACCTGCAAATACTAAAAATCGTTTCATAGGCTTAAGGTTTGAAACAACTGATACCTCCCACACGAATCGGTCAGGGTCTTGACTTGCGGCCCGAATCCGTTGGAACGGGATAGGACATACTCGCAGGCGTTACCCTTGGCCCGCACCTCAATCACCTTCCAAGGGCGGTCGTTGGTGCAGGCGGTCAGCAGGAATAGGAGCAGTAAGCAGCGCATGGGTCAAAGATATACACAACCTACCCACATTCAGCCAACACCCGTTGGAAATCTTCCACGCTTCGGATGACCTCGTACCTGTACCCAGCCTCCTGAACCACCCCCTGCCACCATTTTTGGGAGATGGACTGCTTGCCCTTGGGGGTTTTAAATTCAAGGAACACCGCTCCCTTGGGTGATAGGTAGGTCATGTCTGCAACCCCAGCGGTCAGCCCGATGCCTTTGAGGAAGAAACCGTTGGAGCGGGAACGGGGGTTGTTGAGGTTCAAGAATAGCAAACCCTGCTCGTTGGGTCGCATAAGGGCGAACAACTTGACGCAGGCGGCTTGGAGGTTGTATTCTTCCATCATAGCGAATTAAGTGGGTACTCGTTGGCTTTGGTATAGGGAAGGTGGCATTGGATGTTTGCGATGCCAAGGGAACCGTTGCGGTTCTTGCGGACGATGACCTCCATCAAATCCGCTGGCTGGTTCCTGTCGTGTTCGTAGGGACGATATACAAAGCCAATCTTGTCAGCGTCAAACTCCAACTGCCCCGTTTCCCGAAGGTCGGACATGATGGGCCGATGGTCGCTTCGTCCTTCCGTTGCGCGGGATAGGGATGACACCACGACCCCGAACACCTTCTGCCGTTTGCAAATTGCTTTGAGGGTCTTGCTGATGTTCGTCATCTGCTCAATTTTCGGCTTGGCCTTGTCAATTTTGGTCGGCTCAACAAGTTGGAGGTAGTCAAGGTAAAACCCGCAAATCCCATACTTGGTTTTCAGTTTTGCGATTTCGCCTTCAATGCGGTCAAGGTTGGCTTGGTGCAGGTCCACGATATACAGCGGTTTGGACTTTAGAAGGTCCGCTTTTTGGCCAAGGTCCATGAAGTCCTTGGTGCTGATTCGCTCGGTCGGGTTGAGAAAGTGCGCCCCGTCCATGGTGGCGAGGTTGGATAGCATCCGCTGGGTCAGTTGCTCCGCTGACATTTCCAGCGTGAAGAACACGACGGGAATGTCGGCCATGGCTTGGTTCATGGCTATTTGAAGAGCCAAGAGGGTCTTCCCCATTGCAGGCCGACCGCCAAGCAGGATGAACTCGGTAGGCTTAAATCCCGTAAGCATTCGGTCCATCGGGGATATGTAGGTCGGGAAGATGGAATCCTTGCGCCTTCCTTCACGGACCTCGTTCATGTTTAGCAGGAACGCCTTGGCGAGTTCGTGGGCCGTGGTTTCGGAGGCGTTGGTTTCTATCGCCTGCATGGATTGGTAGCGGGCGAAGGCTTTGGGGATGTCCCTATCGTGAGCGAGTTCATCCATGATGCGTTGTTCTTCTCGCTGCTTCCACGCCTCGTTAAGGTCGGAGGCGTACACCTTCCAATCGGAGGTCAGGGTATTGCCGTCCAGTATGTCCACAAAGTCAGCGATGACATGGGCTTGACCGTTGTCGATGAGGTGCTTGTGAACGGCCACGAGGTCAACGGGTCGCTCGGCTCGGTGGAGGGCTTCAATCGCTCTGTAAACAAGGACATGGTTTCCTGTAAACAACCGCTCTGGAATTTGCAGAAGGAGGACCGCTCGGTTGACAAACTGGTCCATAAGGCAGGACAGGAGCCGTCGTTCAGCGGTAAGATGGTAGTGGTTCATCGTCGGTTTGGTTTAGTGGGTTGAAGGTAGCATTGCGAGGAATGACTTGGTCCTCCCATCGGGCTTGGTTGATGTAGGTGGCCGCATGGGGTACGAATTGGATGGGGGTTTCGGAATAGAGCCGTCCGATGTTTGCAATGGCCTTCTGCTGGTCCTCGTCTTTGAGTTTGGCAAAGGCTTTGGATGCGGCTTGCTTGGATGTCTTGCGTGGGTAGAGGGCCCAAAATTGGTCAAACACGACACAACCACTTTCTCCTCTCTTCTTCTCTTCTCTCCTCTTCTCTTCTCTATTGAACATAGGTTCAACATTAGTTGAA